GTGGTAGTTTAATGGATGATTCCGGAAATGTAATTGCTGAGATTGATACTCAAACTGCTGCCGGTACTACTGGAGTTTATACAGCTACTATAGGAACTGCTTTTGTTAATGGCGATACTGTGAAAATTAACGATACTACTTATACTGCAAAGACAACTCCAACTGTTGGAAGTACTACAGAATTCGCAGTAGGTTCAAGTGCTACAACTCAGGCAACTGCGTTAAAAGCTTTAATTGCAGTTATTGAAACAGGGTTCACAGTTACAAACAGTGGGGCAACAATTATCTTTACACAAAAGGTAAATGGTACTGGTGTAATACCGACTATAGTTAATGTTGGAACTGGCTCCGCTACAATTGTACAAACTACTGCTGGAGTCGCTCCAACATTTACTCACGCTTTATCAGGGACACCAACTGGGATTCTTTATAAAACTGTAGATGTTACCTATGGAGATCAACCAGGTGCATTTATTGTTGAAGGATATGTAAGAGCTGATAGGGTTTTAGATACCTATGAATCTGGAACAGTTGCAACAATAAAGGCTGCTTTACCAAATATAAGATTTAAATAAGAGGAGGAATATATTATGCCAAGATTAGACGAGGTTTTTAATACAAATGAGTTAATAGATTATTATAAAGCAAGGGTAGCAACTCCAATGCTAGGGGAAAGCTTATTCCCAGAAAGAAAAATTCAAGATATAGAATTTGATATGATACTTGGATCTGGTGGATTACCAGTATCTGCACAAGTACATGCTTTAGATACTGAAACACAATTAGCATCTAGAGAAGCTATTGAGAAAGGTGTTCAAAGTTTAGCACTTATCAAAAGACAAATTAAAATCACAGAAAAGGAACTGATCAAAATTCATAACCCAAGAACTGATGCTGAATTAAAATTTGTTTTATCTCAACTTTACAATGATGCTGACAAAATGGTTGAAGCGGTAAAAGTTAGGGTTGAAGCTATGAGAATGGAAGCGCTGGCTACTGGTAAAATCAAGATTGAAGAAAATAATGTTAAAGTTACTATTGATTATGGAGTTCCAACTGTTAATAAGAAATCATTTAACTGGAGCAATGCTACTACATCTAAGCCTTTAGAAGATTTAGAAGTTTTGGCTGCTGCAGTTGAAGCTAGTGGAACTAGACCAACTAGAATGTTGACTTCAAGAAAAATTCAAAGAGCAATTTGCAATAACGTATCTGTTAGAAAAGCATTGTATGGCGATAACAGTGAAAAGATCGCTTCACTTGTTGAGGTTAATGCTTTACTTGTTCAACTTGACCTTCCTACAATAGTAGTTTATGAAAGTAAATACAAGGTTGAAACTGCTAAGGGATATAACACTGTAAGATACTTCCCTGAAAATGCTTTATCCATGTTTGGAGATTCTACATTAGGAGAAACAATTTACGGATTAACTGCTGAAGAAGTTGCCTTAATAGGTGATGGCAAAATGGATATAGCTGAAATGGTAGGTAATATTTTTGTTGGAACTTATAAATCTATAGACCCAGTTGGAGACTTTACCAAAGCAGCTGCTACTGCTCTTCCAAGTTTTCCACATGCTGAGGAATTAGGAATAGGAACGATAACACTTTAAGATTAGAGGGATTAATTTCCCTCTTTTATTTTTATATAGGGAGGGATTAATTTGGAATTGAATAAAGAGCAAAGAAAAGCAATTTTGGTAATAAAACAATATTTGAATGTAGAAGGTAATCCAAAATACACAGATGATTATATTTTAACTAAATATGATCTGGCAGTGGATGAATTAATAGAAAGTGCTACTACCTTAAAGGCAAATAAGCTCGTAGGAGCTAAGGCTATGAGTGAAGGTAATCAATCTGTAACTTTTGCTGATAATATTGAAGCCTGGACCATAACCGATAATGTTAAATCACTATTACCAGTGCCATTTATAAGGTTAATGGGGTGATGATATGGTATTGTTCGGAAAAGATACAATATCAATCTACAATCATTATTATACTGATGTAGACAAGTACAAAAGAACGAATTTGTCTGGCGTCAATTGGCAAAGTAAAAGAAATGCTACAGTAGGTGACAAAGGGGTCAATATTGCTTATAGCACTATTATATTTATAAATAAGTCGACTAATTATGTTATGCCCAAAGCTTTTCAACAACTTGTCGATAAAGGCGATAAATTTACTTTTGATATAGGAGATAAAATCGTTAAAGGCAATATAGTTATGGATGTAACTATAATAGCTGATTTAGAAAAAACTTATGATAATGTTGTTACTATTATGGCAATAACAGAATGTAGTGGACATTGGGAGGTTGAATGTAAATAATGAGTGTAACTATAAGAATGGATGATACGCAAAAGATCTTATTTAGAAGATATCTCAATAACAACGGTCAAGCTCAGATAAAATTTACTAAAGAAGTAGCCAAGGCTTGCAATAATTATGTGCCTTTTAAAACCGGAAGGCTAAAAGATATGATGATTACATTGCAAGTAGATAAGATTATATATAACGCTCCATATGCTGCTAAAAATTACTACACCAATAAGGGCAATGGGACCCAAGGAACTAACTTAGGTGGATTAAGAGGTAAGCATTGGGACAAAAGAGCATGGGCAGATAAAGGGGAAGGTATAGTTCAAACTATAGCTGATTTTGTAGGAGGTAGGTCAAGATGATAATAAGTAGCATAAGAGATTATATTAAAACTTGCCCTTACTTGGATACCTTTAATAGTGCTATTAGGGTGAATATTAATTACTTGGATAGCTCACCAGATACTTATTCTATAGAGGAAGTTCCTACTCAACCCATAGTGAAAAAATATGTTGATGGTAGTACAAAAAGACAATATAATTTTGTATTTACAAGTAGGGAACCATACTCTTCAGAAGTAGTACAAAATATTGACAATAGTGAGTTTTATGAGAAATTTGCTAATTGGATAGAAACTCAAAATGATAATGAGGTGTTGCCTATACTGGGTGTTAACTTAGAAGCACTTAGTATCGAGGTGATAAGTCCTGGCTATGCTTTTGCAGTAAGTGAAGATACTGCCCAATATCAAATACAATTAAAATTAAAATACATAAAAAGAAAGGAATGATATAAATGGCAATAAGAAAAAGAAAAACGGTAGCCAATTATTTGAAAGTTAATAGTGCTTTTGAATTACTTGGAACTGGATTTACGGAGCTAAATGAAAGCTTTTCTCCACAAACATCTAGCAAAAGGTATGTAAATCAATCAAGTGCAACTCAAACTATAAGCGGTTACGAATGGAGTACTAGCTTCAATGCTGACCAAATTGTTAGTAATGTAGCAATAGAATACATTAGAGCCATTGCAGAACTGCTTAAGACTGGGGCAGATACAGAAAGTGAATATGTTATTGTAGATTTAGACAAGCCAACTGGCAACGATGGCGAGTATTATGCTAGAAAAATTAATGTAGCCGTTGCGGTAGACTCCACCGATGATAATGATGGAGAATTAGGGAATAGTGGAAACTTCCTTGGTCAAAGTGATCCAGTCGAAGGTGTATTTAATGTAACAACAAAGACATTCTCCGCCGGTGCATTTACTGGGGTAATTGGAGCATTAACTGTAGCTAGTATTGCCGGAACAACTACTGGAAATACAAAAGTAACTGTTGCCCCAACGTTAATATCTGGAAATGGATATATGTACAAGACTGCTGCTACTGTTACTGCTCCATTGCTTAATGATGTAATTGGAACTGGATATACTGCTTGGAACGGAATTTCTGAAATTACTGCAACTACAGGCAATAAGGTATTAATAGTTGAAATAGATAGCAATAGTAAAGCTAAGAAAACTGGTACTGCTACTGTAGTATCTAAAGCTTAATCTTAAGGAGGGAATTTAAATGATAATTAATGGAATAGAATTAGAAGATATAGACCTTACTGAAATGGGTACTTTAAAAAAATATGAGGATGCCCATAAGAGGGTAATTGAAGCTGCTGAAAAAGCTAAGAAATTAAAAGAGCCAGTGCAAATGATAGAAAAACAATGTAATGCCGTATTTGATTTTTTTAATTCACTATTTGGTGAAGGAACTGATAAAAAGGTATTCGGTGATAAGGTAAGTCTGAAGGTTTGCATTAAAGCCTTTGCAGAATTTAACGAGTATGTAGCTAATGATATTCAAGAAACAAATGAAATGGTTAGTAAATATTCCCCTAACAGAGCATCTAGAAGAGCAAAATAATGAATATCTTAGTTGATGAAATTCCGGATAAGGTTGAAGTGAATGGAATTGAGTATGAAATTAATACCAATTTCAGAACTTCAATATTATTTGAAATGATGATGCAAGATAATGAGCTTGATGATGATCTAAAAGTAGGTTTAACTCTTGAACAATATTTTAGTTCTAATAATGAAGCAATAGAAAATTTGATAAACAATAAGAACGAAGCAATAGAAAAAATACTTTGGTTCTATAGATGCGGAAAAGATATAAAGAAATTCAATGGTGGTAATGGTCAGAGCGTTAAAATTTATGATTATGATTGTGATGATGAGTATATCTATTCTGCATTCTTAGACCAATATGGAGTTGACCTGCAGGAGATTGAATATCTCCATTGGTGGAAGTTTAAGGCCATGTTTAATAGTCTTAAGGAAGATAACCAGATTATTAAGATTATGGGATACAGAGGAATTGATTTAAGCAAGATTAAAGATAAAGAGCAGAAAGCTCACTATAAGAAGATGCAAAAGCTATATGAAATACCTAAGGGTAAAAGTGAAATAGATAAAAATGCAGATATCAATAAGGCACTTATGAGTGGTAATCTTGATGAAATAAATAAACTTGTAAATTAAGCTCTCTTATTGTATTATATTGTAAAAGAGGGAGAGTGGATATGATGGGTTTATTTGGGAAGAAAAAAGAGGTAACTTCTATTAATTTAACACATATTGATGGCTTAAAGGGTTATGGAAAAGGAACTGCTATCTCAATTAATTTAGATGATAGTAATAATTGTTTAACTATTAATGCTAGAGTTTATGAAAAGCCATTAGTTCATTTAAGTTATGAACAGATAATAGATATTAGTGCTATTGATGAAGAAAAAATAATCGAGAAGAATAAAAGCACAGTAGGAAGAGCCTTAGTTGGTGGGATTTTACTAGGTCCTCTAGGGGCAATAGTCGGAGGAGCATCGGGGGTAGGTACTAATAAGATTAGAAAACTAACATACTATATGGTTATAAATTATAAAGCTCAAGATGGAGAAATAAAAGTTTTATCGTTCAAGATTAATGGTGGCCCTTGGCCAGACTTTGCTTGGAGCGTAAGGCATAGGATTAACAAAGAAGAAATTCCAAAAGAAATATATTTATAAATGGTTACAAGCACTTACTAAACGGTAGGTGCTTTTTTGTCGCATAAAATCCTCAAAAGGAGGTGGAATATATATGAGTGATGGAAGAATAATAATTGACACCTCGGTCGATAACAGTGGTTTAGAAAAAGGTGTTAACAGCCTTGAAGGTGTTGCTAAAGAAGGATTAAAAGTTTTTACTGGTGCAATTGTGGCAACTGGTGTTGCAATGGCCGGAGTGGGTTATAAGGCCCTTGGATTAGCAAGCGATTTGGCAGAAGTACAAAATGTTGTTGATGTTACTTTTGGAGAAAATGCTAGCAAGATTAACGATTGGGCGAAGGCAGCCGATACTGCTTTTGGTATGTCAGAATTACAAGCTAAACAATTCAATGGGACTATGGGCGCAATGCTTAAGTCTATGGGTTTAACTGGTGATGAAGTTCTTAATCTATCAGAAAATATGACTGGGCTTGCTGGTGACTTTGCATCCTTCTATAATTTAGATGCACAAGATGCCTTTGAGAAGATTAGAAGTGGTATAAGTGGAGAGACAGAACCTTTAAAGCAACTAGGTATTAATATGTCAGTTGCCAATCTTGAAGCTTTCGCATTAACGCAAGGCATGTCAAAACAATATAAAGAAATGAGCCAATCCGAGCAAACATTGCTTAGATATAATTATTTGATGTCAGTAAGTGCAGATGCTCAAGGTGATTTTACAAGAACTCAAGATAGTTTTGCTAATCAATTAAGAATTGCAAAGTTAAATGTACAAGAGCTAGGAGCTACTTTAGGAAATATGTTATTACCAGTGGCCCAAGAAACAGTAAAGAGTTTCAATGGGATTACTGGAAAGCTAAAAGAGGCTTTTGCTGACCCAGCAGTGGAAGAGAGTATTAAACAACTTGCAACTGCAATTGGCGAATTGATAACTAAGATTGCTAATTTTGTAGTTGATCATCTTCCACAGATAATCGAAGGTTTTACATGGATACTGAATAATGCAAATAATATTGCAGCTGGTATAGTTGGAATTACTGTAGCTTTGGAAGGGTTTAAAGTTGCTGCTTTGATAATGACACTAGTTGAAGCATTCAAGCTTGCTAAAGATGCCACAGAAGGATTAACAATAGCACAATGGTTATACAATATTGCTTTAGCTCCAATTGGAGGAATCATAGGCCTTTTAGTAATAGCCATAGTTGCCCTTGTAGCCGTAGTAATATATCTTTGGAACACAAATGAAGATTTTAGAAATGCAATCATAGGTATTTGGGAAACAATAAAAGAAACTGCTATAAGTGTATGGGGTGCAATTTGTGACTTCTTTACCAAAACAATCCCCAATGCCTTTAATGCAGTAATAGATTTCTTTAAAAACAACTGGAAAGAACTTTTATTATTTATAGTAAATCCTTTCGCTGGGGCATTCGCATTATTGTATAAGAATTGTGATGGATTTAAAGGTTTTATTGATAAATTTATAAAGTCTATAGTAGATTTTTTTACTAATGGATGGAACGATATAGTTAGTTTTTTTGCCAGTGTAGGTGATTGGTTTGTACAGTTATGGGCAGATATAAAGCAAATATTTGTAGATGGTTGCAATTCTGTATTTAGTTTTCTTACAGAAACAATACCTAGTTGGATAGATTCGATAACGGCATGGTTTAATGCATTGCCAAGAAATATAGGCTATATGTTAGGTTATTTGTTGGGTTGTTTTGTTAACGGATTGCAAATGATTTGGGATATTATAACCATAACCATACCAGGTATAGTTACAAGTATAATTAATTGGTTTGCAGAGTTACCAGGCAAGATAATGGCATTACTTGCCATGATTATAATTGGTATAACAATATGGGGAATTCAATTATATGAAGAAACTACTACCTGGGTTAGTAATACAGTAAATGGTATTATAAATTGGTTTGCAGCGTTGCCAGGACAAATCATGGTATGGTTAATAGCTACAATAACTAATATAGCTATTTGGGGCTCTCAAATGTACCAAGAAGTGACAAGTTGGGTAAGCAGCACTATAAATGGTGTTATAGATTGGTTTTCAAGCTTACCAGGAGCAATACAACAATGGCTATTAAGTACAATTATAAATATTATAGCTTGGGGAATAGAATTGTATGCTAAAACAAATCAAGCGGCAAGCGACACAGTTGATGGAATAATGAGTTGGTTCGAAGAACTCCCAGGCAACATGTTGGATATAGGTAGAAATATAGTTACTGGTATATGGGATGGAATTGTAGGAGCTAAAGACTGGCTATTTGATAAGATAGGTTCCTTTGCCGGTGGAATAGCAGATGGATTCAAAGATGCCTTGCATATACATTCCCCAAGTAGGTTAATGAGAGATTTAATAGGTACCAATATAGTTAAAGGAATTGGAGTAGGTATTGATTTAGAAACTCCTAATTTGCTTAGTGATGTTGATACAAATATGAGCGACCTGGTTGCTAGAATGAAAGGCACGGTTGATTATGAAACTGCTAGGACTACTGCAGGAGTTGTTGCTAGTAAAAATAAGCTCACTGGGGTTGATACAATTGGAGATACTTCTAAGGGCAAAAATATAATTGAAAATCATATACATCTTTATTGCGAGGGAAAAGAATTAGCTTATGTAATAGCTCCGCATCAGGATGTACTAGATGAATACAATGTAGGAAGGGGATAAGTAGATGCAAGAAGGACTATTGATATTGAATTATAAGACTAATTTAGATTTAAGCTTAAAACTTACCGAATACCCTTCCATACCAATTGCAAATGAAGAGTATGAGGAAGTGACTGTAGAAGGTCGAAGTGGCTATCTAATAATCAACAAAGGTACCTATCCGAATGTAAAGTTACCTTTTAAGTTTACAATATTGTCCG